TATAACCCCGTGGATTATAATTGAACGTCACACCATTCACACCCCAAGTAGCAGACTGAGGGCCACTGATCTTCAGTTGGACGGCATGACCCAACCCAAGGCTATTGCCACGGGACACTTCGGAACCAAACGACTGCACCCACTGAGACGGAGAACCCGTCCCAGTAAACCCCTCGGCAGGGACAGCAAACTGTCGTTTCAACGTCAACGAATCCCAATCACGGTACACCGAAACATTCAAATCATACGCTGAATACTCACGGTTCAACACAAACTCAGGACGCCGCCAAAACTTCTTCGTATGCGCCGACCCGGCATCCAACCAAGACGTAACATAAAACGACGTAAACGGACTGGAATAACCCAACACATTATCCGCATACAACGTCCGATCAAAATAGAAAACCTGCGGCTTAGCCGGATGAACAAACAACTCTTTGGAGTTGTTGTCCGCATCAACAAAGAACGTGCCAGACCCCAAACCAAACCCATCAGCAATCTGATATTTAGTCCAAGCACCATCCTTACCCAACGTAGAATCCCACACATACGTCGAAGTGACATCAGTAGACTGTGTGGCCCCATCCCACTTGACATCATTATCATCATACGTCACACCAATAGCGTCATACGTCAGACCGCCACCGGCATACAAAATGCCGGTGTCACGATAATTGACACCAATCATCCCATACGTTTCCGTACTGGTGGACACACCAGTCGGCAACGACACATACACCTTGCGACCCACAGCGGACACACGAACCGACGACAAAGCAGCATCGTTGAACTCGTTGACATCAAACAACGGGCGCAACTGATCAAACATATAATCAACAGTCCGACCGTTATAAGCAAACAAACCGTTCTGCCCATCAAAGAAGAACAATCCCGTTTCTGTGGCCGCTATAGCATTCGGCCCGACACAACCAATGTCCTCCGTAACAGTCACAACTTGGAAAGTTTCATCGCTATAACCGTAGATGGCATATATGGCGTGTTCTTTGAACACGACAATATGCCCATTGAACGACACCAAAGCCGTAATGCCACGACCCCCACCAACCACATCAATGTAGTCGTCCTCACGCCACGACTCAGGGAACAACGGATGAGAAAACCGGACACGATCCGGATATGACACACCGTCCTCACCGGTATACGCCACCCAATTCCTATCAATGTGAAAAGCAACATGATGAGATGACGGCATATAGCCAGTAGTCGGAGACAGCAAATCATCCTGCCAGTTACCGGCCCCACTAGCAGTCAAACTAGTCTTAGCCGCACCGTCCCACTTGTGAGCATTGGTCGGACAGCCACATGCAACATACACCACATTGTCCGAACCATCCGACCAGCCCGCAAACCCAGCACCAAACGCACTAGAAGCAGTGCTGATCGTTGTGTCCACAAACGTTCCGTCATCCGAATAGTACACCGTGCCATTACCAGACAACAACACCTGAGGAGTGTCAGACTCCCAGAAAAACAACTTGTCCGACCCGCCCCAGTTCTGGGGCAGGATACCGGCAACATTCCCGGTGCCCCACCGTTGCAACCCACGACGTTGAAACACGCCGCCCCGTGGGTCAATGTCCACATTCAACAAGTCAGGCGACTCATTGGACGCCAAATTGAATACATCAGCCCGAAGATTCAAACCACCAGCAAAATCCTCAACAGCGAATGCACGCATATCAGTATTCCAGCGAACCCCAACGATGCTTCCGTCCACCAGACGAAAGCATCACAGGTGAATACGATTCGGGCTTCATAATGTCCCGACGCAAAAACGCCACACCATCATTGAACGCACGCTCATACTCTGCCGCCATCTGCGGCGCTTCCTGCGCCCGATAGATATGCGACACCGCATAATACACCAACGGCAAATCAAACCCATCAGGCCCATCCACCGTCCCCCCAGCAGTCACCCAATCCGTCGGATTCCTATAGGCACGGGCCTTCAAAGTATAAACACCCGACGGCTGCGGGAACAAATGCAACTGGCCTGCCCAAAACGCCACAAACATCGGACGGCCCGGAGCATCAGCAGCCCCAATATAATAGTCCTCCGCCATATCATACGAAATCCACTCCAGCCGAACATTCACATTATCGACCAAAGACACCACTTCACGAATATCATGATTCGTGTAATTATTCACCGTATACGAACGCTGACCATTTGCCGTGTCAAACTGGAACGACACCTCCAAATGAGGCCAACGGCGCTCCAAATCAATAATACGGTTATAGCCGTCCTGAATATACAAATTCAACAAAGCATCCGACACATCATCGGACTCTGTTTCTGTGATCGCTCTGGCGTTGTCACGAATCTGCGTTAGAGTCAACCTGCTCATCGCCATCGACAACACCACCCTTCTTCTGAATCGACCTCAAATGACCCATACAGAATGCGGTGCCTTTGGCACGCATCCCTTCACAAGTGTCATCGTTAGCCGTACATTTGTTGCCCCGACCCAAATATGGTGCGGACGGTGCCGCAAGGCGGGCACCGTCCATATGTGCCAACCGTGCCGCATTAGCCGGTTGTCCGTACAAACTGTAGGCGGGAACTGCTTGAATATCGCTCATCATATATAGCGATTACGTTCTAGTATAAATGATTAGGGGGAGAGGGCCGCAGCCCCCTCCCCCAATAATCATCGGATTATGTTGATCAGGCAGTACGAGCCGTCAACTTGCCCTGCTTAGCGGCGTTACGGCAAGTAAGGTTGCCGTAGCACATGATCAGAGCGTAACGGGCATCCAGATTCTCAGGACGCACGAAATCGGTCTGCTCAAACCACTTGCCGGAGTGACCCACCAAGGTCAGGTACTTGCTGTTCAGGAAGTACATGACACCGGCGGTGCAGTGCACATCGTAGGTGACCGGAGCCGACTTGAACAACAGGTTCTGGAACCCAGCGTCAGCGGTCTTGGCATCGGTGTACCGCAACTGCGGCTGGAGCAGCGACTCATACTTCTCAAAGAGAGTCTGAGTGGTCAGCACCATGTCCGGATGGTCGTTACCAACCGAAACGCTGTTGTAAGCGGTAGCCATGTCAGCCAAGGTGAGCGCACCAGCGGTGTTCTCCTCGTACGACTGCCAGAACTCGTTACCGGCGGTCGCACGGTTGATGCCACCGACAGTACCACTGGCCTCAACAATGTTGCCAAGGCCGTTCCAGTCCTTAGCGGAGTTGCCGGTGCCGTCAGCGAAGAACATCTGGTTGAAGCCCTCACGCATCGACTCCTCGGCCTGCATGATCTTGGCCTCCAGAAGATTGATGATGGCGGCTTCGCCGTTGTTCTTGGCCTCCTCAATACCGGAGATGGCGATGCTGGCGGCGTACTGCTTCCAGTCGTACTCGGCGGCGGACATGCCTTCCTGAGCGGTCAGGGAGATCGTGTCGTAACCGGAGTACGAACCGACAGTGCCGTTCAGCCCGTAAACCAACGGCTCCACGATCTTCGTGCCGCCGTCCAGCATACGGATACGGCCCTTGTCCATCAGATAGTTCGTCAGGGGTCGGGCAGTAAAAATGTTGTCTGTCATCTGATCCCGATAGTTGGCCAGAGTAGTTGACAGCAACGAGTCAAAACTGGTGTTTCCAGCCATGATGTTACCTCAATTCTAGGTAGAAAGATGTGTAATGATCACATACCCATTTGCTGCTTGGCCAAAGACCAAGCATCATGAATGGAACCGATCTTACCCACAGGCTGATCACTAGGTCCGTTAGCCGACGCTCCGCCCTCAATGAACGCCGCATCACGCTTGGCGTCCACCACCTGCTGGTTCTGGTCAGCCAAAACCTGCTGGGCTTCCTGTTGGGTGCGAACCTGCTGAAGCAACCGATCATAAGCCGTCTGCTTATAGACAGCCTCCAGATCAGTGGTGCCCATCTTCAATGCAGCGGACACAACTTCTTGCGGGTTGAAATCTTCGTATGTGGATTGCAAACGGGAAATTTCCTGCTGCAACTGCTCATTAGCACGATCCTGCTCATACTGCTGTAAACGCTGCTCGGCTTCCCACACCCGCTGCTCCAAAGGATCATCGAACTGTGGGGTTTCGGGCTGCGCATCCGCAACCATCTGCTCGGCTGCTGCTACCCCGTAATGACGGGACAACACCTGCAAAGTGCCCTGCGGATCAGATTCAAGAGCCTGCTGCAAAGTCTGTGCAAACTGGAACTGTTCCCGCTGAGAGGCCAACTCCTGAGTCTTACGAGTGTAATCAGCCTGACGTTGATATCCCTGAAGCGCCTCATTGAAAGGCACATCCAGTTCCTCACCATCAACCTTGACCTTGACATACTTTCCGTCGAAAGCATCAGTGTCAACATACTCGTAGGACGGGGCTTCAACCTCTCCTGTTTCTACTCCGGTGGTTTCCCCGACCGATTCGGGACCAACTTCAGTAGTTTCAATTTCAGACAAAACTGTCTCCTTCTAGAGTCCAATAAGGTTGCTCTACTATATGTTTAGGGCGTTCTAAAAATCAGCCCACAATCGGCGGGACAGCCCCCACGGGGGGCGGTCCTGCCGCCAAAGCCGCCACCAACATAGGGTCAACTGGCGGTTGTCCCGGCCCCATCGGGGCCGGTCCCATCGGCATCGGAGGTTCAGCCGGAAGCGGCGCTTCCTGTGGCTGCTCCGGTTCCGACAAGAACATCTCCGGATTCTTCACACCGAACCCGTACTGCAACACATAGGCAGCCAACTTCTGCACATCCACCACACCGGCAGAAACAAACGGGGCCATAGCGTCAACCATCTGCATGGCAGACTGACGGCGATACGCTTCGTTGGTCGGCTGGGTAGACCCAGCCGCCACCTCAAAATCAAACTCACCAGAAATATAGTCACGATCAAACGTTACCCACATCGGCTCACCGTCCTTGGCGGTGATCCGTGCCACCTGCTCACCAGTCATAAACTGCTGAGCCAACTGCATGACACGACGCCCCAACTTCGCAATAGCGGTTTCAATCACCGCCAACTTGTCGGCAGTCCTAGCATTCTGAGCATCCTGAATGAGTGCGGCTTCGGTGGCGGTGCGGCGAATCTCCGATACGCCGCCACGCATAAACTCTGTGACACCAGAAATCAACTCA